CGGGCTCTGGCAAGAAGCGTGGGGAGTTTCTGGGCCTCGATCTTCTGCACCTCCAGCTCCAGGAGCTTCTGCTCGCTTAAGGCCTTAAGCTGGGCGCTGTTGATCTGGACCTGCAGATTCGCCCGCTGGATAAAGAGATCGTTTATTTTCCGCTGCAGCTGCTCCTGCTGCGCCTCTGCATCCTTGCTCTTGGAGCTAGTAGGTATCGCCGCGGCGAGGTGCCGGTATTTGGCGATCTGTCTGTCGATCAGGCCGATCTTTTCGTTATGGATGGCGATCGACCCTTGTTCTTTGGCAAGGAGCTGATTCTGGTATTCGAGGGTTTTTTTCAGGCCGTCAAGTTCGTAGCCCTTGTTCATATTGGCGATTTCGGCCTCAACCCGCTTTACGGCGTTGCCGAAATCGGTCCAGGCCTGATTTGCCGTTTTGGCGGCCGCTGCCGAACCTGCGGCGGCATCTCCGGCAACCCTCCTGAGCCCTGCCAGCATGTCTGCGGTGCCTGCTTTTCGCGCCTCCTTGTTCTTTTCGTATTCCCGCCTCAGTCTTTCGGCTTCGCCGATCTGGTCCTTGGCCGCGGCAAGCGCCGCATCCCGTTCAGCCATGATCGATTCAACAGACGAATAGAAGGTCTCCTCGATAATTTTGTTCTGCTTTGCCAGTTCTCCCCTGGCATTTTCCATGCTCCCGCTGGAAAAAATTTCGGCGATGCTGTTCTTGAAGAACGCGGCATAGGCCTTGGCCTTGTCGAACCCCTGCATGACCTGCACAACCATCATACCGATATAGGCCCGCACGTTTTCGGGGAACTCGCGAAAGGCCCTGATCAGGAAGGCGACGGTGTCGCTGCCGTCGGCGGAGGTCTCATCCATCTTTCTGGAAAAATAATCCGATACCATCCCGACAGTCGTCTTTATATCTTCGCCCCAGCCCGACCAGTGCGCGAGCTGCGCCTTAAGGCGGGCCTCCAGCTCGCCCGAGTCGACCATCGCGGTCAGCTCTTTAAGGGAGTTCGTGGCGGTCTGTACGGAGGCCGTGAACTGCGGCAGAAACCGTTCTCCAAGCTTTTCCATCAAGTCGTCGACGTACCGCTTCAGAGAAAGCATCTGCTTTCCCGCGGTCTGCATAGCCGACTCGTATGCCCCGCTGATGCTCGCACCGGCGCGCATGACCTCATTCATCCGCACCCTGGCCTTCTGATTTTCGGTAAGCTGGGCGGTCGTCACCCCGAGCGCCTGGGCTTCCCGCATATAGGCCTGCTCGAAATTCGCCATTATGCCGAGGTTGCGCAAGACTGCAACCTCGCCGGTGGCGATGCCGTCCACCACCCGGTTAAAGGCCTCGGACGAGTTGATATTCGCCACGACGGCGGCGTCCTGCGCGACCCTGGCCAGGTCCGTCGATTTAGACAGATCGATGTTGGCCTGGATCATCCGGACAACGGCCTGGCGGGACGCCTCCATGGAGATTCCCGTCTCCTGCAGCCCTTCCGCCACCCAGCCGAGCTGGTCTTTGGTATACCCGGCGGCGCGGCCTACGGTATCCATCACCACGCCCAGCGTTTCGTAGCGGGCGGCCATGGCGACGCTGTCTTTTATAAGATCGGCGAGCTTGAGCCCGGCAAAGGCCTGTGCGGCCTTGGTTGCCAGGCCGGCAAAGGCGTCTTTCAGGTCGTTTGCTGCTCCCTGGGTTTGCCGGGAGGCGCGTTCCGTATCCTTGAGCTTATCGACTACCTTGTCGATGGAGCTGGAGAGCCCGCGGTCGATTGCCGACAATATGATTTGGATTACGTTGTTTTCAGCCATTGACGCCCGTCATTGCTAGTGCCCGCAGGAAAAATGCATAGCCGTATTCCCAGGTTATTGGACCGTGTCCGGCTCCGATGACGAGGCAGATTGCATCGGTGAGCGCCTCGCCGCCCCGCTTATCGATTCTTTTATCGCCGCCATGATTACCCGGTCGATCCCCATTTGGCGGCACACTCCCAAAAAAGAGGCATTCACCTCCTCGAAGGCCTGCCACAGCTCCTCGATTTCGGACGGGTACATTTCCATAAGAGTTTCTTCCGTAAGATCAGGGCATCCCAGTTTCAACAGGTCTTTCATCCGGTCGATTCCGGAGACGGTTTCGTCCCCGGAATTATTGACCAGATCCCAGATTGTGCGGACGGAAAGCTCGCGGAGGGTGAAGGATCGGTTGCCGATCGGGATGGTTTTGGTTTTCTGCATATGGTGCACCTTTTTTATATGTTTCGTTGCGGCCGGCCGATCTGGCCCGGCCCTGCCGGTTAAATTACCTCGAAGGGCCAGGTTTTATTGTCGGGTGTGATCATCGTGCCGGAGAACGACAATTCAGGAAAATCCTCGCCGAGCATGTCGAATTCCGTGTCTGATTTAAGCTGCGCTTTCCACACGGAGACCAGCACCGGCACACCGTTGGCGTAATTTTTGCCGTCGAGACGCAGGGCAACATTGATCATGGGGCGCGTCGACCCGGTGATTTTGGTCCCTTTTTTGGCGTCGACGGTGCCGGTTACGTGCAGGATTTCACCCTCGGCAATCTCGCCGGTGGCTATGACCCTGATCATGCCCGTGCGGGGGTTCACTTCGTAGTCCTTCCCCTCCGCATATGTAGTGGCGCCGGTCTGGTCTTCAACCTCGACGGCGCTTATTCCTATTTCACCGACCTCGACCCATTTGTCATGGATGGCGGTAAGGTGCGCCGTCAGGGTCCCGGGTTGCGCGGTCTGATCGACCGCCGAGCCCATGAACGCAGCAGCCAGGATAAGGGGATCGTACCGGTTGAAAATTATCGAAACAGTCGAGTTGGTGATCCGGGTGTAACTCTCGGCAATCTGGCCTAGGGTCTCGCGGCCGTTCAGCGTGAGTTGTTTGGTGTCGGTCTCAACCTTCGGCGCAAACCGTTTTGCATTACCGACGAGCTGGAACCCGGTCGGGTTGCCGGAGTCGTCGTAAAAATCCATATACAGGTCACCGCCTGCTATCAGTCCAAATTGAGTATTGTCCATTATCGCACCTCAGATTAAAGAGAAGACGGGCAGGATTACCCTTATGGATACCTGCAGCGTGTAGACCGCCGGTCCGTCTGTTTTGTATTCGCCGAGCCCCGGAGAATCGTAGACGATCAGGGGCTGGCTCCCCTTGCCTGGGAGTTTCAAGTTCTGCAGGGCCGCAAAGGCAGCGTCGACCAGGTCGTAAAGTCCGCCGTCAACGCTGTTTCCGTTTTTGTCTTCCCGCAGGATGGTTTCGATCTGCACGGCAATCCGCAGATCGATGCGGGCCTCCGGGCGGTTGTCGGGGTTCGGCTCCGCACATCCTGGCGCCCATACCCTGGCGAGGGGATATTCCGGAGTTTTGCTTCCCAGGCCGCACACCTCCTTATACTTTCCGGTTTCCGTCAATCGGTCCTTGATATAATCAACGATTTCTTTGCGCATTAGTGCCGCTCCAGGTTGAGGACTGTCCATCCGGTCCCGTCGGGGAGTATGGTGAGGACCGTGTATGGCATACCATCGATGGTCAGGGTGTCTCCATCGTTACCGGCCATAATACCCATGGCGTCAACATCGGATTCCGCGGCCATGGCCCAGGGGCCGGCATGATCGACGGCCCCGCCGGCGCACATGTCGCGGACCGCGGAGCGCGGTGGTATCACCCGGAGCGTATCCCCGTTTATCTCAGCATCGCACCCGAAGTCCTGCAGGGCGGATATTATGATTTCCTTGCCGGTAATCATCGGCATTACTCCTCGGCGTCAGGGTCTCCATTGCCGCCCGGGTCCCGCGTCTGCACCTCTGCCGGTACGGCCTTGCCCATGGCCAGCAGCAGCCGGGCGTCCCTGGCCGTTGCATCGACGACATCGCCGGCATCGACGCAAACACCGCCGCACACCGTGGCCCGGACGATCTTGATTTTTACCGTATTCATCTCATCCTCCTTGGGCGCATCGACGAGCGCCCATGTATTTTGATTAGTCATCATCCTGTATTACGCCGTCAGGGCGTCTTTCATCACCGCAAACGATTCCGGATGCCGCACCGCTAAATCCACATCCTGCAAGGCGATTACCCGGACGCCGCCCTGAGTGCTCAGGGCGTAGGGATCGACGGTAAGGTCGAGAGTCCCCCACATGCCGAGCAACAGGTCGGCAAAGTTGCCGTAGATGAGCGCCGAACAGACGCCGTTGCTCGATCCCTTGCTCAGGTCGCCGGGAACCTGATTGGATACACCGCAGCGCGATCCGGCCAGGTTGGTCATACCGGATGCGTCCGGGAAGGCCGTACAGATAAACTGTCCGGTTCCGCCGCTGGATTTGTCGGTGGTCATCAGTTTGCCGATGACTTTGGTGTTGGTCAAAAATCCCAGGGTGCCGAAAGCGGCGTTGTCCTGGGCCACCAAGGACCACAGTGCGACGATGTCTCCCCAGGTCGGGGCAGCGCCTTGAGGACCGCCGGCGACGGAGCCGATACCGGTAACATTCAGGATACCGATTGGCTCGTTGTTCTGTCCGCTGCCGTTGATTGCGGCAAGATCGATCGCCAGGCCAAGCGTGGCCGCAAGCTCGCTGCGGACAAAATTTTCGATATCGATTGACGATTGTTTCAGGAGCTTTCTGGAAATGTCCGTGTAAGCCCCGACTGTTTTCGGGGACAGAGGGACCTGGTCGAATGATGGCTGACTTTCCGGCGGGCTTCCTGATTCGGAGACCCAGTACGCGGTTGCCCCTCCGGTCTGCCTCGGGATGGCGATATCTCCGACAAGACCGGCAAGCATGGTCATGCCCATGCGGGACATGATCATGCTATTGCGGAGCATATCGATAAACGATCCGGACAACAGGTTGGTAGCAACCAGGTTGCCGCCTGCGGCCGGCGTTCCGACAACGAGTTCGCGCTGCATGACCTCCAGAGGGATCATGACGCCCTGGGCGGTGCGCTGCAGGGTCTTTGCTACGGCCTCGGACGCCGAAAATTCAAACGCGGCCTCTTGCTGCGCCCGGCGATCGGTCGGGTTTGCCAGGGCGCGCAAGGCCCGGATTATGGAAAACTGCCTGGTTTCCTTCTCGGTCAGGCCGATCGCGGCATCAGGGACTTCGACCGGCTTGAGCCCAAGCTTGCCGAGTCCCTCGAGGACCTGGGCCCGGAACTGATCCAGTGTCTTGCCGTTGGCGACCGCCGCTTCTGCAATCGCCTCCATGCCGTGCATTTTCCCCAGGGCGGAGATATCGCGAATGCGTTCCACTTCTGCAGCGCGGGCCTCTGCCTGTATCGCCGCAGTGTCTACGGCCGGCTTTACAACAGATTCTGTTTGTCCCATCGTTTTTACCTCAATGTGTTGTTTTTGATGTTCTATGCTGCGGCCCACGCCGACCGTAGTGTCTGCCGGTACGGCTACGATGCTGGCCTCCAGGGGCTGCCAGCGGGTAACGCGGTAGGTGTCGCCCTTATCGTCGTTGGACGATATGAGTTTCATGTCGTGTACACGGTAGCCGACTGATATGCTGCCGCGGATTCCGTCGATTACATCCCGGAAAAATTCGTCCGCCCTGGCGCTGCGGCCAAATCGCACCACGGCCCTGCCCTTGCGGTCCGCCTGATCGATTCGGGCCGATTCGATGACGCCGATCTGGTCGTCATGGTTATGCCCGGCCAGGAGCGGCGCCCGTCCGGACGCCATGAAGATCATGTCCACCTCTTCCGGGGCATGGCCGAGGATTTCGTCTCCGAACCAGCGCCCGTAGGGCTCTTCGCTTGAGAAGGCGATTTCAGCCGTGCGGGTCTCGGTGTCGATTTTTGCGCGATCGAGGACAAAAGAGCGTCTAAGCGTCTCATTTTGCAGGCGGTTGAGTGTTTCCTGTAATCGTTCCATTTGTTTGTACCTGTTTGGGTTGGAATACGGACAGCGTCAGCCCGTATTTTGTCTCGGCTAATTTTTTCGCTGCTGCGTTTGCGGCCAAGACCTCGTCGAGGTCATTGCCTCGGTCGGCGGCGATGTCGTAGAGCGATTCAACGCCCATCTGTACGTCCGCCAGCGCGGCGTCAGAGTCTTTTTTCGGATCCACCCATTTCCAGCCGCGGGGACGCCAGAGGACATCGTTGAATTTGTCGAATTTTCCCGGAGGAAGATTGACAAACCCTGTCGTCAACGCCATTTTCAGCCAGGCCTCGTATACCGGCTGACACAGGGATTCGATCATCCACCGTTGCAGGACTTGCCAATAGTCCCGGTCGGCAATCTCGCCGGACCGGATTGAGGACCAGGATACGCCCTCAAGGTTATTGCCGATGGCGTGATAGCTCACGTTCAGGCCGGAAGAGACTCCCCGGAGTTCGGCTTTCAGGAATGTTTCGACGGTAGACGCCGGTTTATCGGGCTTCCATTCGGTAAAATCCCAGCCGCGGGGGAGGGTTTCGAACATTCCGGGCTCCGCTTCCTGGATTGGGTTCCCATTGCCGTCAACATCGTTACCGCTGTAGCCCGGGTCGTCTCCCTGCTTGTAAAACCCCATTTTCGACGCGGCTATCCTCCAGGCGACGACCTCGGCCTCCTCGGCGGCGTCAATCTGTTTGAGGCGGGCCGCAGCGATGGTTACCCAGGGGACGGAGCGGGTTTCATGCACCCGTTTCTGGCGCCGCAGATGGATGATATTTTCGGCAAGGATTCTTTCGCGTTTCTGCCCTTGCGCATACGATCCGTAATCGGCGGGGTGTTTGGCAAGTATATGATAGGCGACCGGCCGCTTATAGGCGTTGTACTCAACGCCCATCCGGACCGTATTGCCGTTTGGCAAAATCGCATTGTATCGGATATCGAGGTGGTCGGATTCAAGGAGCTGGATTGCAAATCCGGCAGCGTTGTCTTGCCAGTTGGGGATCAGATGGATAAGGATTTCTCCATCCCTGGCCACGGATCTCAAGGCAAGATTCTGAACATCCATCCACGAATATTGCCCGCAAACGGTGCAGATTCCCTTTTTCCCCCACTTTTCCCATCTGCCCTCAATCAGATCGTTTGCGTAGGTATCCAGCGATCCGTTGGTTTCTTTCGCCTGCACCTGCGGCCGTATGCCGGTGTTCCCAATGACATTGGTGGCTAGGAGGTTGAAATACCGCTCGATATAGTCATTATTCCGCTCAAGGTCGCGCGCACGTTGGCGCAGGATCGGCAGTGCGGTCTCGGTTTCGATGTCCGCTGTTGTGTCCGGGGCCTTCCAGTCGGCGGTCAGCCGATTGATTGCCGCAGCGGCGTAGCTTTTGATGTGCACGGTCACGGGGCGCCGTTTTTCCGGCACCGCCTTTGATTTATTTGTCGTAAACGGCCACATCAGACAAACCTCACCAGGATTTTATTGCCATTTCTCCCTGTCAATGCACTCTGTTCGTTGGCGACCTCGGACCGGAAAGAGTTCCGCATCTTCATCAGGTCGTCCCAGGTGTACCGGGCGAGGCTCATGCCGCCCACGCTGTATTGCAGTTGGTCGTTTGTCGCCTTGTTGGCGATAACCGCCTCGATCGCCTCAAGCGTTTTTTCGGCGTAGCTGCGGCCGTCGTATGATTCGAGCGCCAACGGATCGGGGAGTATGCCGATTGATCCGGAGCCGATCGTTACACGATCCCCGTCCAGGGTAGCAAGGACCGTGTAACGGTAATGCCCGGGGGCATAACCCCGAGTCTCGGATGAGCGGAGGGACACAAAATGGCCGTCACCGTCGGCGGATGCCGATATGGTAATTTTTCCATCTTTGTTGAGGAGGATGTAAGAGATTTCCCAGCCGGCAGACGCAGGATACTCATTCAGCCCTACCCGCCAGGCAACGGAATCTCCAACCGTGATTGATGTGGGTATTTTCGCCAGTGTTTGCATGACGAAAATATACCGTATGATTTTTTGCCAAACGTAAAATACAGCAAAAAAGCAGCAGAATACGGCAAAAAAGCAGCAAAATACTTATTGACAGGGTTTTTGATTGCGCTCTTTTTCGCGCAGGTTGAAGTCGATCAGATCGGTGCATAAGGCCCGCCATTTTCCGTTGGGGCCTCCCTTCCATGCCGGTAGGATGCCGGATGCGACCAGGTCGGGGATTTCGCGGGCGTCGCGTTTGATGATGCGGCCGATAGCCTCGGCGCCATAGACCAGGTGATCTTCGGGCCGGATAAATACGGTATAGGTGTGTTTACCTCCAGCCATTGATAAAGCCCCGTTTTTGTGGTGGTGTTTTGCGCTTTTCCGGGGAAGCGTCGGATTTTGCCGGTTTCCTTCTGTTTCTGATGCCCATGATGTCGGCGGCGGCCATGCCGTAGACGCCGATATCCCAATGATGGTTGGCCTTATTCCTGGGGCAGATCCACCAGCCTCGGTCATCCTGATATTCGGCGCACATCTGCCGGGCGTAATCTTCATCGGCGCCGGCGTGGAGGCGAAGGGAGCCGGGACCCGCCGGGCCCACCATCAGCTTGCGGGCCAGTTCTCCCTTGTAGAGGGTGACGTTCAGCGTATAGAGGGTGATGCCGCCGGGGATCGGGATTTTGGTCTTGCTGCGGCTCGGATAGTAGTCGATGCGGGTGGCGTTCCAGGGCTGAGTCTGTTCGCGGCGGCCCTTTAGCGGCTTGAAGAGGGGATTTCGTCTGCAGAACTCATAGACTTCGGCGGTGCGGCTGTGTTTGGGATTATGCGGGTTGGTGCCGCCTCCGGAGTCGATAAAGGCGGCGGCTGCGCGGTGTTCCAGGTTGTCCGGATCATACCAGGATCTGGCGGCGATGTCCGCCAGGTGGCCGAAGTCCAGCACATAGCCGTGATCGATCATCCAGATATCCAGGTCCCGGCCCCAGCCGCAGGCCCAGACCTGATAAAAGAAGCCGGTCTGCTGGGTGTCGGCAAGCAGGATCAGGCAGCAGATATCCCTGGGCACTGCCTCGCGCGGCATGGAGGGATCGATCAGGCCCAGGATCTGATCTTCCTGCCGGTCCTGCTGCACGGCCTCGTAGTCGACGGCCTCGTAGCCGTTGGCCCAGGCTGTTTTTTCAGCCACGCCTCCGGACTTGGCTGCAAGCCAGGCGGCGGCGATCTCCGCGAGGCTGATATCCAGGCATTCCCAGGCGCGGTGATGGAAGCCCACCTTGGAGGGACGGACGATGCCGGCTCCCTTGATGCAGACCCAGCGGCCGGAGCGGATGGCCTGTTCGCGGGCCAGGTCGTCCCAAAGTGCGCCGCAGCTGTTGCAGGCGTAGCCGGGGGATGCGGCGGCGGAGTCCGGGCTGACCAGGTGATCGGCGTCCATCCGGATCAGTTCCCCGCAGTGGGGGCATCGGACATGCATTTCCCAGACCTGGGGGCATTCCATCGTCTTCCGGTGAATGAAGCGGCCGGCAGGGGTGGAGGCGAAGAAACGTTTGTAGCGGCCCTTATAGGTCCTGTTCCGTTTCTTGATCAGGGTGATCGGATCGGCCTCCTGGCCGGTCATCAGCGGGTACTTATCCACCTCGTCGCCGAAGCAGTGCTTGGCGGCCCAGGTGGCCATGGCCGCGGCGGAGTTGGCGTGGGCCGGGAAGATGGAGACGCCGTGGTTGAGCTTGATCCGGGAAAGCGTGGCGTCGTCGTTGCGGCCGGAGAGGTAGCGGGAGAGCTGCAGCGTTTTGGCCAGCAGAGGCTTGAGCTTGCCGCCGGTGATCTTGGCGGCGGTTTCCTCGGTAGGCATCAGGTAGAAGATGTTGCCGGGATCGCAGTCGACGCACCAGCCCAGGCAGTTGAGCATGGTGTTGGTCTTGCCGGACTGCTCCACCCCGCAGAACCAGACCTCGCGGACATGGGGGAGTCCGAAGGTGTCCATGATCTTCACGGTATGGGGCGCGTAGTCGTGCCGCCAGGGGCCTTCGTGGGCGCCGTCGGTTACGATCCGGTATTTTTCGGCCCAGTCGGAAACCTTAATCTTCTGCGAGGTCCGCATCCGGCTGCGAAGGTTTTGCGGCAGACGGGGAATACGGACGGTGCGGCCGGACAGGGCAGGGCGGCGGGCAGCCGGCACGAAAGGCGGAATGGGGATCCGGGTTTGAGGAATGATAGCGGTTTGCATGATTCTTAGCTGTTCCTCAGCTGATAAATCGTGTCGGGGCCGATGCCGGTGATGCTGCCCGCGAGGACGCCCAGGGCCATATCGAGCAGGACGGAGTCCTTGGGCGCCGCCGCGGCTGTTCTCAATCCGGCAATCGTGGCATTCGCCTCGGTGTAGGCGTGCTCAAGGTTTTCATAATCCTGGCGGAGCGATTCGATGGCAGCCTGGTCTGCCTGGCGGCGGTTTTCCAAGTCCTGAACGGTCTGGGCCGAGGGCTGTACCGTCTGCTGCAGCTCCAGGTTTGCCTCTTCATAAAGATTTTTCCATGATTCGGCCTCCGACCTGAGTTTGCCGATGAGACCGGCGTCGATTTCATGCTGTGCCTCAAGCTGCTGCAGGGCCGCCTGATCCTGCGTGCCGAATCCGGCGTGCCCGGACATTTTAAGCGCCGCGGCAAGCGATTCAGGGGCGTTTTGCGCCGCCCGCCAGATGAATTCGCAAGAGGCGCAGCATTTCTTCTCCTTGATCAGCCGCAGGGTCCGGTCCTTTTTTTTGCAGATTTCGCATGCGCCGTTTCCGATTACTTTTGCCATGTCTTTGCCTCCTTTTTCCGGCTTTGCCGGTGTGTGGGTAATGTGATCCGTTTTATCGGCCAGAGTCAGCTCCAAAGGGATGGCGTATCCCCTGCAGCGGCTGCAGACGGCCGTCTCTTCGCGTTCCTGATTGGCGAAACACATCTTTTCAAAGATGCTCCAGGTCATGACGGTCTCGTGACCGCAGGTGATCGGGCAGCGTGAGATAAAGGTGAAATTTTCCTTACTCCATTTCAGGGACGATTCGCGCTGGCTCTTCATTGCTGCTCCTTTTCAAAGGTCACATTGATCTCCGCGCCCGCCGCCTCGTTGAATGCCTGGGATACCAGGTTGTCGATGGCTTCAAAAACTTCCTGGCTGCGGCCGTGATCGCCGCCGGCGAGATGGACGATCTCCTGCTGGCCGGTGTAAAGCCGGTGCCGGATGGCATCGCGCAGGGTGCCTACGACGGCGGCCATGCTTGCCCAGGCGTCGTCGGCATGCAGCCAGAGCCGGTCCTCCTCGCGGCGCATCCGCTCCGCCTTCATCTCGGCGATTTCGGCCTCGGCCTTCTCCTTGCGGGCGGAGTGCTCGTCCTCGGGGGTGAAGATGCTTGCGGCCCTGGTCTCGATGTCGAGCTGCTGGCCGTACTGCATGACCTGGTATCTGCTGACTGTTCCATCTTTGCGGACGGCCGGAAAGCCCGCGGCGCAATCCTGATAGAACTTGCCCTGGCTGACTTTGTAGCCCTGGGCCTTGAGCCAGTCCAGGGCCTGCTTGCGGTTGACGAAGCGCTCAAGATTGATGCCGGCTTCTGCCGGTATGGATTGGATGTTCTCTTGCATTCAGGCGCCCTCACGCTTCCGGTGCGGGCTTATCCCGACGTTTGGTTTTGACTTTTCATTATATTGTATATACAATATAGTATGGACTATGAATGGGACGAAAGAAAACGCGAGGCCAATAAAGCCAAACACGGCGTTGATTTTGCCGAGGCCGAAGAGTTCGATTGGGCGTCGGCCATTGAAGCAAGAGACGGCCGTTTCGATTATGAAGAGGACCGCTGGATCGCTCTGGGCCGTATAGGCAAGCGCCTTCATGTGCTCATCTACACAGTCAGACGCAGGAAAATCCGCCTGATCAGTCTGCGAAGGGCCAATAGCCGGGAGAGGAAATTTTATGAAAAAACAAAAACCTGAGAATATCCTTAAGGAAGACTGGGATGCGGTTGATTCTCCTCCCTTGCCCAATTCGTTTCTTTCGGGCATGAAACCGGTGCGGGAAATCCATCCGGATATTCCTCCGCGTGTGCGCGGTCCGCAAAAATCACCGCCCAAGAGACCGGTTTCCTTGCGTCTGGACGGAAACATTATCGATGCCTTCAAGGCAACCGGGAGGGGCTGGCAGACCCGGATGGAAGGGGCCCTGCGCGATTGGCTGAAGGAGCATAAGCCCGCCTGACGGGCAGGTTCGGTTTTCATGCCGCCGCCTCCCCGCGCAGGATTCGGGATTTTTTGAAAATCTGCTTGATATCCACGATCTGCATGGCTGCCAGGAGGCGCTGCGGCCTGTCCATGCGGCTGCAGGCCGCCTGAAATTTCTTGAGTTCGTTTTCCGAAAACACCACATTGCCTTCGTCTGCGAGCAGGGACCAGATGTCCTTGTTGTCGGTGATATGGATATCCCGGCCGTCGGGAAGGGCGAGAATGTAGTGCCGGGGTGAGGCTGAGACAGGAGGATCTTCAGAAGGCGGGGAATTTTCGCCCCTTCTCCCCGGCTGGGGATTCCCAGGGGATAAGGACAAATCATGAGACGGCGGTGTTTTAACTTCCGGGATCAGGCCGGACTCGACCCAGAGGCGCAGATCGCCGCCCTGTTCGGCGTACTCGCCCGGATCTTTGCCTGCGGGGACCGGCCAGAATCTGGCCTGCCGGTATTGGCGGATCCAGGCGGATATGGCGGCGGGTCCGGCGCCCGGCTTGCCGTCGCGGCCCGGATCGGCG